CAAGAAATTGCATTGGGTTGTAGCCTAACAGACGGATACACTTATGAAGGAGGTGGGGCCGGGAAAAGATTTAAGGCTACATTTAAGGGAACTGAATTTGGTGATGATAGCCAAACTGAATACGGTGGAGACGAAATAAAAAAAACAGATGAAGAGGGGGAGGAGTAATGGCAACAATATTTCAACCGTTAACAGATAGCAACATTAAACAAATAAATAAAGACGGTTATTATTGGGCGCAAGGTAATTGTGTTATGTGTAATTTCGGGGACACAAACACTAGAACTTTTTGTATGTGTGTTAATCAAAAAGAAGCAAAAAGGGTAGCCAAAGCAATAAACTTATTAGAACATTTGGAGGAATAATGAGCAAAGAAAAAACATGGCAGTGGGATCGAACGAGAATAATATTAAAGAACCCAAATGATGAAGATGTTGTTTTAACAAGTGAAGATTTAAATGATGAAACTATGAACTGTATTTTTTCAGATATCGAGGAGTATGTTCACAAAGAAGGAGGGAAATTAGAATGAACGATCAAACAAGACATAGAATTGCTGAGGTCATATCGGAAAATCACGCAAAGAGATATGAAAACGAAACACGGAAAAAATTTGAAACATGGTTGGAAGATTGTCCCGTCATGTATGCAAATAGGGGAACGGACGACCCTAATTACGTCCAATACATATTTAACTTACAGAGAAGGAGAAAATAATATGTTTTTAATAATAAGAGAGCAAGCGTTTGAAAATATGGATAGTAGTTTTAGAATTGTTGGACAGTATAAAACTAAAGAAGTTGCGGAGGAAAAACGAAAAGCTTTTAGAGTGATTGAGGATAAAGGGGATACACATTTTTATATTTGTGAAACCCCTTTAATTTTAAAAAACGAAGTAAAAAAATAGGGAGGGAATATGTCAACAAGAAGTAATGTAGCAGTAATGGATCCGGTGGATAATAAAATAAAAGTGATTTATGTTCATGGAGACGGGTATCCTGACGGAGTGGGAAACTGTCTCTTGAAATATTATAACACTTTTGAAAAAGCAAATGAACTTGTAAATAAGGGAAGCGCCTCGTATTTAGATGAAACCCTAGAAGGTTGTGAATTTTATGGAGGAGATGAGGAGGGTTGTAAAGAATACAGTAATGAGTTTAATTACATGTACGATATGAGAGGAGAAATCATGATTGAGTATATTTATTTATTCAAAAACAATAAATGGTATGTATCAAGTATGAAAACCTTAACTAAAAAACCAAAAGATCTTTATGATAACTATTTGGCATATAACACTAAATTTATACCAATAGAAGAACATGAGGAATATACAGCGCCCAAAGAACTAAAGCATGGCGAAGTAAAAATGGTTGCTAACTTAACTAAAATGTTAAGTGAAAAGTTTGGGGAGGATAATATTATTTCTCAAGGGAGAAAAATTAAGAAATTGAATTAATAAAATTGGCCTAGTCGAGGGGGTCTGGTATTTTATCCTGAATGCCTATAAATGTTCGATTACCGCTTTTGTTTGTACTCGTTGTGGGGTGGATAATTGTAAACAAACATTTAACCTCGACTAAATTTTTTGTATCTTTACTATAACACTGTTTGGAATAATTGTAGTATTTCCTATTTCTTCAATCTCACCTTTTTCATTTGCAGAATAATCACCAAAAATTCTTGTAACCCCTTTTGCCTGAGATAACAAATGGCCCTTAGTAACACAAGTTGCTAAATTAGATTTCAATAATTGATCAATAGATTGCCATGAGCTGTCGGATAAAATATCGAGCCATGTGCAAGAAATCATTGGATATCTGTCTTGCCAGTTTTTAGCTTTTTTATTTACTGTTATTTTTCGTTTTGACACTAACTACCCCCACACTTGATTTTAAATGTTGGTTATGTTTTTCATTAAAAACTTTTACCCAATCACTAAAACTATTAATTTTCAATTTCTTTGATCTCGGTTGTTTCCGCTTCAATTGTTTTAGCATTGTATCCGTCTATTTTAGTTGATAATTCTTTTAACTTATTTTCTAATTCATCACGGCTCATTCCTTCAAGGCCCGAAACAGTGACCTCTCTCTTATCAACATACATGCCCGCTAACTGACCGGATCTGTATTCAGCTTGGACAGATACATTAAATTGTTTATTTTTCTCAGCTTCTTTTGATAACTTATCTAATCTTCTAAATCTTTTTAATTTATCTTTTGAAAACTTATTAACTTCTTCTTCATATTTTTTATCTAAATATTTTGCTATGTGAGGATTTAATCTTCTATTTAATAACCTTGAAGCAATTGCAGAATAGTCTGTGGGATTTTTACATTCATACTTTGCTTGTTTGCAAGCTTCAGCGTAAGTGATCTCGCCCCAATTGGCAACGAGTATATCTACAAACAATCTTTGTTTTGGTGTTAAGTCTTTATCGGATCTTTCTATTTTTTTTATCTGGGCCATATTTCTACTATATAGATTATTTTAACACATTAGAACACCTCTAAAAAGTTGCGAAGGGTATCTCTTTAAGTAATATTACTTGCTAGGTGTCCCTGAGGGACACCATAGGGACACCAAAGGGACACTATAAAAACGTACTTAAAGCATTGTTATTATTATATTATTTGATTAGAGGGACACGAGGGACACCATATTTACCCTATGGGGTACTTTTTCTTTATCAGGGGTCTGTATAATCTATATAAGAGAATATTTCTCGGGGCCTGGGGAGGATAAATTCTCGGGGTCTGGGGAGGATATTTTACCCCTTAATCGCCCATACAACCCTTTTAAGCAGTCTCGGGGCTTGGGGAGGATAAATTGTTTACTGATCCGTTGTCCTGTGCTATAAATGACTTAAATAGTGTTTATCATTATTTGCTCTCTTGCCCCTAAGGTTTTTTTTTCATTTATGTTTTTTCTTATTAACCTTGGGGGCTTTTTTTATCCCCTCGATACTCTTAATCTCTTTTAAAATTTTTCTACGCTGTGCCTTATCCTCGCTAGCTCGATATTCCTTATACAACCAACGATATCTAAGCCATTTTAATTGAACTTTGGTGTAGGTTATTTGTTTTATTGATATCAGCTCATTGAACTTAGATCGAATTATCTCCGGCTCAAAATTAGCGAACCAACAGATATCGTTAAAATTTTTTGTATCATTAGTAAACCAGTTATAGCTATCCTGTTTACAGTAAGCGTCATGCTTATGCTCCCCCATATTTAAAGCGTCCTCAAAAGCCTGTAATATTATAGCCTGAAACAACCGCTCCTCCGGTGTCCGTTTTTCGTTAAGCAGTTCTCTTGCTATATTAGTGCCCAAAATCTTTAATAAGTTTAGTGAATAATTCACGATAATGCCTTAATACTTTTCGGTTAGTTACGATATTCATGGCAAAATAATAATCATCCAAATGATTTTCTATAAACTCAGAACGTTCCTCTCCCGTAAGACTACGACAAATTTCTATTTTTTCCTGAGTAATACTATCTAGATCTTCCATTATTTTACATGCGGAGGGGAAAAGATATGGAATGGATAGTCTCCGCATGTAAGTTCCCCGAAAAAACGGGAAATATGTCTAAAAACAAAATTATCGTACCCATACACCTTTAACCTCTCAAAAATTAAGTTAATTAAAGTTTTTCGTGATTATTGAATGTAAAGTGATTAACCCCACTTTTTCATTTAGGTGATTTGGAATACGATATCTTACTTTATAGGTGATTTGAAAATTTTGCAAGTATTTAATTGAGCGGGCCCAGGCTACCGGGCACCGCTCAACATGGCCATTATTTACCGTTCAGTAGCTTGCGCCCTTGAGATAGTAAATTTTCTTTCGTTTTCTCGTACGAAACATTTTGCTTTTTAGCAATTTTTTTAACTTCATCATCGGTAATTTTAGCAATCATCGATGCGGGTTTCCTAAAGCCGTGACTACCCATTGCTCTTAACAAGCAATAAGTATCAATGTCAACGGCACAGGATTTCCATTTGTTTATGTCCATTGTTTTCTTTCTGTTTAGTTATTGTTTAATTCATCCTCTTGGTATTCTCGGTCAATAAAATACCTGGTAAAGTTTATTTTATTGTGAACATTACAGTTGTAGATTTTATCAAATACTCTAACAAAATCTTCAGTATTTGTACCCCGCAACAACATCGCAGATTTACTTTTCAATGCAGTTTTAAAACGATCCCATTTAAATTTAGGATGTTCCGAAACCACCGCGTAAGCAGTAATAAAAGATCTGGTTAGTTTAATGTTAAAGTTATTTTTCATAAACATTAACGAACTACCAATATCATTACATCTTTGTAACGCTGTAATTTTAAACTTACCTTGTTTAAAATCATTTCTAGTTTCTCTCCACATTGAATAACCTCCAGCAAGTAAAAATATTGCACACTCTAAAGGTAGTGAATATTGTTTAGTCATTGCTCGAACGATTTGATAATCTTTTTTACCGTTCTCAATGTGAAAGTCTAAGTAACCCTTCATAGACCAATTTTTTCTATTGGCATTCATAATAGCAACATCGAATTCATTTTCGAATTTACCTCTTATGTATTTGATAGGTTTACCCAATTCTTTACGTGCTTGTAGGGTATGTTGTCCATCTACAACTTCATCATGTTCATTGATAAAGATGGGAAGATCAAGATCTCTTTTCTTGATTTCTTTTTTTAATTTCGCAACGTGTCCTTTGTCCACCTCACGATTTCCTCTTACAGTTTTAAACATACTGTAATCTCTTGTAACGTATATTACATTGTCGTCTTTTATTTTTGCTTTAGACATTATTCATTCTCCATATTTTTTGCATCAATTTCACTATGGACTAAATCAGAAGATGTCCACTCATTAATTGGGTAGACAGCCTGATCATCTAGGACTAGCGGAACTTTTGCAAGTTTTTTTAATTGTGATTTAAAATGATCATCAGATGCTTCCATCGGTTGACCATCTATTGTTATAGTTTGAGTTTCAGAAAGTACCTTGTCCATTTCATTCACCCAATCATTAAAAGCTTCAGATTTTGATTTCATTATTTCTGTTCACTTTCAATTTGGTTTAAGGCAAAATTTAATTTTCTTGCCAAATTTTTATCTTCTTCATCTAAATTATCTGATAGCATTCCAACAGAGAATCTATTTAAAATATTTGTTAATTCATCTTCTGTTAAAATTACATGTATCTTTTTTTTATCCATTTTGTTTCCCTTTATTTTTGTTTTTATTTATGATAATGTTATTCATTGCCTCTCCTTATATATATATTTTTATGGGATATGCAAGTAAATAATAAGGTAGGATAATATAGGATAATGAAGTTTATTTTGGTGTTACATCTCTGTAGTATGATAACTAGTAAGTGTATTGATCCTCACATACCTGGATATCAGTTCACAAATCATTATGATTGTGCAATAGCGGGTTATGCAATATCTCAAAAAACCCTTAAATTACTGGTAGAAGATGAAAATTACGGTCTTGATCGTATAAATAAAGAAAAATTAGCCATTAGATTTGAATGCAGAAATCTTAACACTGCTTAGTATTGCAATCTTGTCACATTTTGATATATAATACCACATGAAGCTATATCGCGTCCAAGCAAACTATAAAAATATATATGTCGATGAGATGCTTGAGGCTAAGAACGATAAGGCCGTCCTTGAGGATTTTGTAAAGAAGGTTGACTCAGGAGACGTAACAGAGAGAGAAGGCCCTGGTTTCCATGATCCCAATGTCCTTTTCTTAACCTTTGAGGAGGTAGACCGAAATGGCACTACAAAAGTTGATATCGGAAAAACTTCAATTGGAGTCCAAGTGGGCCAACCAAGCGTTAGCTCAAGGTAGAGTGACTACTGATATGAAGTGGATGGATATAAAAATTAAAGATCTTAGAAAAAAGATCAATGATCAAAGTGTGGAAGACGCAAAAAAAGGTCTTCTAGACGTTGCTAGTTAAAAAAACTAGCATTTTTTATTTTTTTCAATTATTCTTTAGGCTATCTATGTCTCAAAAAAAAGTTAAAGGTGTTAAAGTTTATTTGTCTGTTAAAGATATTGAAATAATAGAAGATCTAATTTCAAGTAAAGCTCATTTTGTTGGTGGTTTTAAAAAATTAAAAAAAAGTGAAGTAGATTTATGGCATTTGTTCGATGACATCTGCCAAGATTTAAAAAAATCAAATTATAAATTTGAAAAAAAAATTGATAAATTTTTACATTAACTAAAACAATTATTCTTTAGCTTCACCCCAAGATTTACCCAACGCAATATCTACCTTAGAAGGAACTTTCAATGTATCAATTGCATTTTCCATTATATCTTTTACAATTTTAACATCTTTTTCTTCATTGATTGAGAAACATAATTCATCATGTATTTGTAACAAAGGTTGATACCCCGCTTTGTGACAATCAATCATAGCTTGCTTTGTTTGATCTGCAGCAGATCCTTGAATTAATCTATTTAAAGCTTTGTAAGTGAAAGCACGTCTAATGTTATTTCCATAAATTGCTTTTGCTTCTTCATAATGCATAGCCTTATTCATACCAAAAGTGGATGGTTCCCACATATCAAATCTACACTTTCTACCTTTTATTGTTCTCACAAACCCATATTTAGAAGCGCTTGATGTAACTTCAACTGCTAATTTTTTTACAAAAGGAACTCTATCATTATAAGTATTCAACAATCTCTCCGCGCTATCTTTATCTATACCAAGTTCCTTAGCTAATTTTGCTTTACCCATTCCATAAAACAAACCTAAGTTAATTGTCTTAGCTTGCGTTCTTGAAATTCCGGCCATGTCCGCAACTATTTGATGGAAGTCTGCAGACTCATCTTCATATGCTTGAATAAATTCATCGGCCCCTGCAAATTGTTTTGAAACTGATGCCGCGTAGTGAGCAACAAGTCTCGGTTCCTGTTGTGAGTAGTCAAAGCTTCCCCACTGTTTACCTTCTTCGGGTAAGAATAAACTTCTTATCTTGTCTCCAAACTCTTTATTACGCGCTGGAATTTGTTGGAGATTTGGATTGGAATATGATAAACGTCCTGATACTGTTCCACCTTGGTCAGATCTTAATTGATTTATTTCAGAATGGATTTTACCTTTGTGAGTATATCTTAAAACGGAGTCTATGAATGTTGAATGGAATTTATTTATTTCTCTTGCTTCTCTTATTAGTTGCGCTATCGGGTTATTACAATTTATTAACCAATTTTGTGTGAAGCTAGGTTCTTCGGTTTTCGCTGTCCGTGGGTAATCAACACCTATTCGATCAAACACTTGCGCTACTGATCTTGCGGCCCAAATGTCTACACCTATTGTAGTTTCATCCTTAATTTTTTTTAAAACAATTGCCTCTTTTTGTTTAAATTCTTTTTTAATTTGTTCAGCCTTATCTATGTCAACTCGAATTCCCCTTCTTCTCATATCAATTAAGATAGGAAGTAATTCCATTTCCATTTCCCAAACATCATGTAAATCTTGTTTAACAATTTCTTGTTTTAATCTTTGCCATAATTTTAAAGTTAAGGCCGCATCTTGTTCTGCATAAAAACCTACATAACCTGCGGGTAATCTCCACATATCTGCTTTAGGATCTATACCCCATTC